GATGTACGCCTCAAGCTCGGCTCGCAGCACATCGGCGGGTGGCACTTCCTTTTCGCACTCCTTCATCGCCATTGCGAAGTAGTCCGCCATCACGTTTTGCGGAGCAGTAGGCGATGAACCGCCACTTTCCACTTTCGGAACAGGAGGGCGTTTTGATTTGCTCGTCGGCTTGCCTTCGAGTTTTTTGTCAATTGGATTTTTACGAGGGCGGCCTGCCCCCGGTCGGTATCCACCGCTCGGCATCGCAATCCCTCCCTCCGTATTGGTGTTTGCCGTTTTTGATTTTTTCGGCTTTGGTTTTGATTTTTTTGCGTTCGCCATCGAAAATCAAAATCGGGCCCGGAGCCCGGGCAGGCAATAAGGGTGCAGCATACCCAATATCGTCAACAAAACCCCATCGGCACTGGGCGTAGCGAACTTGCCCGCCTATGGCGGCATCATGGGGCGATATGCCCGGCATATGCCGCCGCACACCCGCATTTTGATTATTTTTGATTTTTGATTTCTTGGTTTTCTGCACGACAGGCCCGGCGCGCTGTCCGCCTGCAAAGCTGTAGAGATGCAGACCGCCCCCCACCTCAGAAGTAATCGCCCTCTGAGGCGTGGAGCCGCGAGTGGCACTCGTGGCACAGGGCTTGCAGGTTGTCGCTGTCGTGTGTACCACCGTCGGCGAGCCGTACCAAGTGATGCACTGTGTCGGCAGGGGTCAACTTTCCTGCGCCCTTGCACATTTCACACAGCGGGTTTCTTGTAAGGAAAGCCCCACGAATAGACCGCCATTTTCTGCCGTAGCGTTTATTTGTGGCTTTGTCCCTGTTGTTTTTGTTGTAGTCTTTTACCGTTTGCTTTTTATGGGCTTCGCAATATCTGTCGGGGGTCAATTCTCTGCAACCCCTCATTGCACACGGTTTTCTTGGTTTATATGGCATTTTTTCACCGCCTTTTTTATGGCACGAAAAAGGACGCCCTTTTTACGGGACGCCCTCGATTTTTTCGCTATTATAATGATAGCAGAGTTCGGCACTGCAAAACAATGACATGAACTGCAAAGATGTCAGCCACTCCGAATTTTATCAACTTGTTTTAATGCTTCGCCATGCATATAGTACACCTGCCGAATGCTCCAGTTAATCTCCACAGCTATTTCTTCCCACGTCTTGAAACAAAGGTAGCGAAGTTCAAGAAGGGTCTGATATTCGGGGCTGTCTATACACTTTACAACCGTGATGATTTCATGCTTTAAGTCGATGAGTCTGTTTAGGTCGGCGTTAATTTCCGATTCAAGGTCTATCATTTTAACGATGATGTCCTCCATGCTGTGGATGTTTCGTGTGCCTTTACTTTGTGGTGTATCCGACAACGTGGCGGTCGCTTTAGTGGAAAGGGCGCGTAACGATTGTATTTGCTCTAACTTACTGTTGATGCGATGGTCTATGCGGTAGGCTTGGGATAAGTAATCCTTTGCCGATAAATTTTGAACATTCATAAACTGAACCTCCGAATTTTTTATTCCACTCGGATTGGCTCCTGTGATTGTCATAGATTTGCTTTGACTGCCTCAATCAACGCCGACTGGGTTTTGTCCTTCGATGACAAGGATTGCATGATGCGCTCGTCGATTGTGTTTTTGGCAATGATGTGATGGATGACCACCGTTTCGGCGGTTTGACCTTGCCTCCACAAGCGGGCGTTAGTCTGTTGGTAGAATTCCAAACTCCATGTTGTGCCGAACCATATAATCGTGCTACCGCCCGACTGTAAATTCAGTCCATGCCCGGCAGAGGCGGGGTGGATAAGGGCGACGGGCAACTCGCCGTTATTCCAACGCTTGATACTTTCGGCGGTATCCATCTTCGAAAACGGAATGTGCAACTTTCGCAACCGCTCCATAATCCGCTCCAAGTCATGCTTGAACCAGTAGGCTACAAGGACGGGTTTGCCGTTGGCGGATTCGATTAAATCCTCCAACGCATCAAGTTTGCGGTCGTGGATGTAGTGGACTTCGCTGCCACAGGGGCTCCCTGCATCATCGCCATATACTGCACCGTTCGCCATTTGGCAGAGTTTGTTTGACAGGGCAGCGGCATTGGCGGCTGTGATTTCACCTTCGGGAAGTGTCAGCACCAACTCACGCCGTAGTTCGTCATACCGCTCCCGCTCGTCATCGGATAGTCGCACGGCATATTCGGCGGTGACCAGTTCCGACATTTGCAGATGATCTGTGGACTTCATGGAAATTGTGATGTCGGCGATTTTGGCATAGATTCGCTCCTCGGCATTCGGCAGGGGCTTGTAACTGAATATGACTTGCCCGTTTCGCTTGTCGGGCGTGAAATACTCGGTGCGGTACTTGCCGATAAACTTTCCGAGGCGTTGTCCCATGTCAAGCAGTCGGAATTGCGCCCATAAATCTATCAGTCCGTTACTGCTCGGCGTTCCTGTCAGTCCGACAATTCGCTTGATGCATGGTCGCGCCTTCATCAGTGACCGGAACCGTTTTGTTTGATGGTTCTTGAAAGACGAGAGTTCGTCAATCACCACCATATCCCACTGCCACGGAATACCGCTGTCCTCAATCAGCCATTGCACGTTTTCACGGTTGATGATGTGAATATCGGCTTTAGTCCATAGAGCCGTTTTGCGCTCCATCTCTGTGCCGACCGCTACCGAATAGCGCAAGTTCGAGAGATGCTCCCATTTTTGCAGTTCATCCGGCCATGTATCTCGTGCCACTCGCAGGGGTGCGATTACCAAGATGCGGTGGACTTGAAAGCTGTCGAACAGTAGGTCGTTGATGGCGGTGAGGGTAATGACCGATTTGCCAAGTCCCATCGAAAGCAAAATCGCACTCACGGGGTGGGTTTCAATAAAGTCGGTGGCAAACCGCTGATAGTTATGTGGATTGTATCTCACTCAAAATCCCTCCAATCTGCTCGGTATCGTCCAAGACGAAAACTTGAAAGCCCAGTCGGCGTAACATCCCATGCCTTTGTAATTGCAACGCCGTGGGCGTTTTGCCTTTCGCCTTGACTTCCACAAAGGCAACCCTGCCACCCTGCAAAAGCACCAAGCGGTCGGGCATCCCATCAAAACCGGGACTGACGAATTTCGGGGCGATGCCTCCTATTGCCTTAACTGCCTTTGTGAATTTTTGCTCTATATCTCGTTCTCTCATGTAAAAACTCCTTTTTCGGGGTTGTTCTTGTTCCTGTTCCATAGGTTGTTCCAAGTAAAAGTCCAGTAACTATGGGCTTTTAAGGGGCAGGAACGAACAACCTCTCAAAAAACTCCTATACGCGCGAATATGCGTATTTGCGTTTACACAGGATTTTCTTTTTCTGTATAAATGATGATTTCATTTAGTTAGAAAAAAGTTGTTCTCTTGTTCCGTAGACTGCTTATATCGTAGGCTACCGCCCGCTTTGGTGTGTGGAACAACTTCGGGAACAACAGAGGAACAAGACGGACTTGTTCAGTCCCGTTGGTAAAATCGTTGTTTGCCATAATGCCGTATCGCCACGGCTTTGGATGTTCTCGCCCAACCTTCGATGCGTTCCATAATTGAAGCGATGGCATAGCTGTCTATTGGCTTGATGTCCTCTTTGGGCTTGCCAAAGCACTCGCACCATATTTCAAGATTGCAAACGGTGTCACGCTTGACAACACCCACAGGCATAGTCGGGTCGTCGGGTTCACGGATGAAGTTTCGGCGGTCGTAAACGCTCATTCTATCCCAAGTGTCGGGTAACAGCAGTTCAAGGTACTCACGCACCAGTCCCTCACGCTCGTCATGTTCCATAGCCTCACGCTGTTCGTCTTTTGCCAAATCTTCCAAACTGGCATCAAGGTAGAGTTTTTCGCCTGCCCTTACAAGGCAAAGAACCTCTGCCCAAACTTGCTCGACTTCCGGCACGGTTATCTGCCACGGGTGCTTACTAACACCGCCGGGGGTCTTGACTGTCCAAAATCGGCGGTTACCCGTGACATCACGCAGGTAGCCTTTTTCGGAATTTGTCGTACCGAAACACACACTTTGCCGTGGATGAGGCGTAACACGCCGTCCGAAACTGGCACGGTATTTATCGTCTTGGCGTGAAATGAACGCCTTGACCTTGTCGATGTCGGCTTTACGCATACCCGCAAGTTCGCCGATTTCCATGAGCCAGTAGCCTTGCAGTTTTTCGGCAGCGGTCTTGTCGTTCATATCGGTGAGTGACAGGCTGTCGGAATACCAGTCACCGCCCAGCTTGGCAATGAGGGTAGACTTGCCGACACCCTGCGCTCCGTTGAGAACGAGGATGTTATCGAACTTCGCGCCGGGATTAAATACTCGCACCACGGCGGCACACAGCGTTTTTCGGGTCACGGCTCGAACATATAAGTTGTCATCCGCGCCGAGGTAATCGACCAGTAAAGTCTCAACCCTCGGAACGCCGTCCCACGGTGGCAGGGCGTTGAGATATTCACGAATGGGGTGGTAGGAGCGGTCATCGGCAACTTTGGTGATAGCAATTTCATAATTGCGAGCCGAGAATGTTCCGTAATGGGAATCAACATAGCTGATGAGCTGGGCATCGTCGGCATCGCGCCAAAACTTGGCGGGGTGATTCCACGGCACTTCGCCTTTAATCTCTAAGCCGTCCGCTAACTGATTGAACACAATCGCTTTCAGATTCGAGTCGTTTTCGAGGATGAGGCGGATATTGTGCAGATTGTTTGTAAGTTCACCGCTTTTCTCGCGTTGCAACCGACGTGTCCAATCTTCAGCAAAGTCGTGGGTAGCGGACTCACGGCGTTCGGCGAGCAGAATGGCATTGACCTTCTCGTCAGCCACGGCGAACTCGTTCATCGCCTTGAACGACTTTTTCTCGTCCATGTCGGCAAACTTATGAACCCGCACCAAGTCAAAGGCATTCAACAACCGACCGCAAGCGGGGTCGGAGGCGTGGTGGGAGTATGAGAACTTGCCGTCATACAGCACAATGCCTGCCGAACTGTCGGCGGGGATATAATCGTAGCGACCGTCAACGACTGACGGTTCGTAAACCTCGGGCAGGAACACGGCGATTGCATCCTCAATCGGGTAGGCACGGCAAAACGCACCGACCACGCCCTCTTTTTCGAGCGGGTCTTGCTGACGGGTGATTTCGCGCTTGATGATTTCCGACTGCCGGCTTGATGTCGGCCATAGCGAGCAATCCTTCCAATCGGACAGTTTCACAAGGTAGACATCGGGGTCGAGGATTTCGCCATCGATTGCTTTATAAATGTATTCGCCATCGGACGGAGTGGACGGCCAGTACATCAACCGTTCCGGTTCGTAGGTGCTGTCATCGAAATAATCCATGCCGATTGACTCAGCTACCAAGCGTGAGAGGGCTGCGTACTCGTCCGGCGTGACCTCACGGGATAGCGGAATGACCACACGCAACCGAGGGTCATCGGGCGTGTGGCTGTGGGTAGAGTAGATGGCGCACTTGTGCGGGAACAGCATCTCGACCGTGTCGGCGAAGTTGCTGTCCGCGTGGTCAGAATCGAGGGTTATGCCGGAACGGCTCTCGACGGTGTCCTTTTTGCGCCGACCGCCTTTGAGGTGACCGAGTACGAATCCGCCCACGTCCTTAACCGAATCACGCCGGGTCTTGGTGAACTTCTTATACTCCGCCACAGTCTCGGTCGTGCGGCGGGTAGTCTTGAATCGCTCGCAGAGTTCGTCAAAGGTGATTTTCTTGTTAATCCACCGTTTGGATAATCGGCTATCGCCGTAAGCAATCTTAAGTTCCATCAATCGAAACCTCCTCACACCTTGAATTGAAACGCCGTATAGGCATTCCGCGTTTTTCGGCTTTGGCAATTTCTCGTGCCATGCCGTTTGACACCTTCTCGCCGAATACCCATAATTCATCGCACTTGCCGAGTAGCACGAGTGCGAAAAATAGTCCGAGTTCCCGCTGTTCCTTATCGTCATCATCCATAAATTGCGGGTAGTGCAGATGAGGTGCGAGCGGGATACAGTTTCGGGTGACGGCAAATCGGCAATTATTTCCTCTGGCAATTCTTCTTCCGGGACTATGACAACTGCTATTCCCTCTACTACATCAGGATTTGTATAAGATGGCGCTTCAAGAAAAAATTCCGCCGAAGCCATCTGATTGGCGCTTTCCCCCATTCGAATTCTGCCCAAAGTCCTTGACGCCAAATCAATAGC